AGGCTACAAGATAGAGATTTGTACCATCGAATCCAGGTGTTTGCAACCAAATGTTGCCTGGGCTGGTCATTGTGATGCTAACTTCGGTGGGCGTCCAGCCGAGGTTGTGGGCGACTGTGAAGTTGCCTGCTGCGCTAGGAGCTAAGGCGACTGTACCGACTTGTAAAAGTGTTTGGGGCATTAACTTATTTGCTCCCCGGCTTTAAGTTTTTCATAGAGCTGGAGCCAGATTTTGGCCTCTTCGACGCGAGAGAGAAAGAGACAGGCATAAAGGTTGACGCCTGCAACGGCTATATCGCGGGCATCGTCAGGAATCGTGAGTGAAACCGTAGGGTCTGTTACAGTGGCAATCTGCTGTGTGTAATGACACTCAATCGTAAGAATCTGTTGCGGGGTTGGGATGAGATAAAGAACGCCCGATGCTACCCTGTAATAATCAGGCTGACTTGTTTGAGTCTTCAATCGTTTGATGTCGAGTGGAGTTAGAGCCTGCTCAGGAGGATTTTGCCCACGTTGAGTGCTATCTGCATTTGTGGGTTCAGAGACAGAAGGCTCGGGCATAACAAGCACACGAAATGGAAGTTATATCCTGTCCCGCGTTCGGTCATAGACAAACATGAACCGGCGGATAGGAGGAGACGTTCCGCTAAGAGTATAATTGCCTGTGCCTGGAACTGTTGTAACCGTTGTGACTGCCTGCGCCAATGTCCGGTAGAAGCTATTGTGCAAAATATCTTTTTGCACGCGGTCAACGTAATCCATCAGAAGTGTCTGGGCTGTACCGGCTGTGCCAAGCACCTGACGGACATCATAACTTACGGATTGAATGATTGTGTTTCCTGTAAGAGCCATTTAAGTTTCCATTCAAAATGCTACCACCGTGAAGCTCAGCGCGTCGTTCTGTGTTACGCTTGAGATGCTTGCCGTAGCGGTCGTTGTAGTGTAACCGGTTTGCGCTCCCCGAACGCCGCCTGTCATGTCGTAGGCTGTTAGCACCCAACCATTCGGCGCGGTCACTCCAGGAGTGACCGTAATTGTGCTCGCTCCCGTTGTGCCAGTGCATACGAACGAGCCAGCCCAACTGCCGCCTTTCTGCGTCGTGATCGTCGCACAGGCCCCGGTGCCTGAAAGGCTAGGCTGTCTTCCACTTGCTACAAGCACAGAAAAGTCAACCTTGCGCACAACAATGTCATCAAACCATACCGCGCCAGCGCCAGCCGATGTATCGTTTTGAAGGACAGCGGTCCCATAGGTTGCGTTTGCCGGAGCCGTTGCCGAGGCGCTCAAGGCTGTCCAACTGGTGGATGTAGTTGTGGCGCTTGCTGAAGCTATGTTGGTTCCACTCTCATTTTTGAACTGAACGTTGCAATCGGCTGTCCCGGTTCCATCCGATTTGGCGGCGCATTGGACTGAATAGGTATCGCCAGCGGCAACCGGAAAATTCTGGCTGTAAACCCCTTCGAATTGCGTTGAGCCTGTGATCTTGAGGGAACGAGTCTTGCCATTGTAAGGCGCGCTGGTTTCATAGGCCAATGTAGGTGAATTGCTTGGCGACCAACCAACTGGAGGGAGGCCTACCGGATATGTGCCCGAGCCACTTAGTTCAAAATCACTGTCAAGCAGTGATACTTGGCGGTCGCCGCGAAATTGCAACCCGGACTGCAACGGATTAAAGACATTAAAGCTACCTGATAGGATATTTGAACCTGGGTAGGCTTGATCGAGTTCACCAATACAGGAGAACGTGCTGTTTGCAGATACGTTGATCTCGTTTCCGGTACCGATTCCGTAAGGAGCCTCCATGTGAATCTGGCACACGTTGCTAGCCATGCTTGCCCCGTTGCGAAGCAGCATAACGGTGTCGTTCGCTGTGTTTGAAACTTCGTTAGCCAGGTAGTGAAAAAAGGAGTAACCAAAGAAGACACCACCTTGGGCGCCCCCATCTACCAGAAGGCCGGTTTGACCTGCATAAATGACGCTCTTAACTTCGAATCTACCGTATCCATAGGTACTTCCGCCCCCAGACGAAAGCCTGAGAACCTGCCAATGGGTCGTGCAGTTGTCGGTGGTTATTTCAACGTCGTATTTCTCATTCCACCCGGAGTCCATCGTGTTATTCCAACAGCCTGAGCCGGAGCCGCTGAAGTTGGCGATAGTAACCCGCGCTGCATGGAAGCTGGAGAGATTGTAAGTATTGAGGCCCCAAGTACCCGCTGAGCCGTTGTACCCATCAATCCTAATGTTGAAGAGACCACCAGCGTTGGCGAACTCATGTACGAATGGATTTGAAGTCCATTGAATTGCATATCCAGTTGTTCCTGTCCAATTTATTACTGCCCCTTGCCCTTGCCCTTCAATAGTCACAAATGGTGACGAAATAGTTATCTGCGAGGAAACTGTGTAGCTACCTTCTGCGACATAAATCTTACCACAATGAGGGAAGGTGTAGGAATTGTACGTTGCCGGTGGGTTGGTATAGGGATTAAGGTCGTTTACAAGCGTGCAGGGCGGCAGATTAGCGTAGGCTGTTGGAATGTCGGCAACAGCAGTCGGCCACGACTTTCCACCGTAAGAATCATTGCCGTTTATATCAACATATTGAACACCGGTTGGAGGAGGTATGTAGGAGGAAGATGCAGGTGCCAATATGAAAAACAACGTGGCAGTTACGAATATGAGCCTTTTCATTATACTTTCTCCATCCGCCAAGCCCCATCCCCAAACCAAAATCTCATAAGTCCCGCAGGCGGAATTCCGCTTGGCAGATCGCCGGACGGCTCCTTGCCTTCAGCTATCGCCGTTGCGTCTGCAATATTCATGCTGTGTGTCACCCCAAGCAAACACTTCTCTGGAAACTTTTGAGCAAACTCCTGTATCTTTTCAAACGTCTTTCGCCAGCGACGGATATAGTCCTCATAAGACTCCCCGCCTGGAATCGCAATATCGGGATGCCGATTGAAAACCTCAAGCGTTGGCTTCGCAGCCACAGCGAGTTGCCCCGCCAAAATGCCCATGTTCCGGCTGCGCAGACCCATATCGAATGCCGGACTCATATGAAGAATTTCGCCAAAGATATTCGCAGTGTCTCGGGTGCGAGTCAAATCTGAGGCGAGGATTCCGGTGATTCCAGCATGTCTGAGTTTAGACCCATCGGCGTGGGCCTCTTTTATACCCCGCTCATCCAGGTGTGTGGGAATCCAACCATTGATGCGATCCAAGTTCGGATCGCGGCTGTCCATGATTGTATCCCCGTGGCGAGCAAGGATAAATCTAGGCGGGAGCATCGGTGATTTCGATTGCGCCGGGCGAAAGCTTAGGGAAGAGGGTCTCGAAGGCTATCTTGCTTTGGTAAATGGCATCTTCACCTTTAATCATTCCCACGAGAATGCAGCCAAGAGTATCCTTGGGGAAGTTCCCAATGTGAATCTCGATTTCCTCGAAGCCAGGGACATTTTGTAGTAGCGGAACAACTCGGCCATGTTTGGGTGAAAAAGCCAGAACAAAGTCGTATGTTCCCGCTGGAATAGCCCGAGGCTTCACGTCGAGGTCGTCACTCTTTGGCGGCTCAAGTGTATAGCAGAAGAACGCGCCATCAAGCGACAGTTCGCCCTGCGTGGAAAGCGCACTAAAGCGAGTGCGCTTCAAGGATAGATTGCTCATTAGCCCCTGCTAAGTAGTTGCGTCTGCAAATCAGCAATTGCTCCGGGCGAGCCAACCAGCGGAGATGCACCACCAGACGCAGCCTTAGTCAGACTGTCCGGTGCTCCAAGCGCCTGTTGTAAAGCCTCAACATTGATTTCTCGGCTCAACAGTTTCAAATCGTGAGATTGTCTCGCCTCAATCACTTGCTTGATGCTGGTTGCAACAGAAGCCGGAACCTTGTGGGTTTTGCCGGATTCAAATACATCGCCTTGAATAACAATTTTCCCGCTCGCAAAACGATAGTTGTGTACGTCCGCTCGCGGAATTGTCACATACTCCCAAGGCTCTTTTTCAGCCTTATCAATCTCGGCCTGAATCTGTTTCGCAATTGCCGGAGTCACAAGATATTTCTTGGCTCGGGGGTCGGTAGTCGAAAACTGATTAGGTTCGTAGACTACCTTGCCAACCTTTACCGGCTGCACGAAGTGAACATGCCTTCTTCCACATTCACACACGTCGCCTGAGTCATAAAGGTTTGGCAAGGTAACTTCTACGACTTGCTCGTTCTTATCTTTCGTTTCAATGGTTGCCATATGGCTGCCTCTGCACTTTGAACGTAGGCACTTTCTGTTGGTTCACAGGTGTCTACGTCGGGATTTGCTGCCTTTGTGGGCGCAAGTCCTCGGCCATATAGTTTTTTGTCCAGCGTCGGACTTACGTTAGGATGTTCGGGAGGAGCGCCACAATAAGCTTCGCCAGGGTCTTGGGAAGACGTTTTTGCGGGGAAATCCTCTCCGGTTGGAAAGTCGCCTCCAGATTGGAAGCGCAAAAGTTGTTCACTTTCTTGGGGAGACATTGCCGGATTCGGCAATCCCAAAGGATGGGGTTGTCTTGCCACAGTGCCTCCTTTTTAGCTGGTAGCGCCGCCTGTGTATTCGCTCTTCGGCACATCCGAAAGGCCCGCCTTGCGCAGTTCGATGTCTGCACGAGAAGTAGGACCGGGAGCCGGATGTACTTCGCCTTGAGCGTTGACAGCCTCTTTGAAATCCGCCGTTGTACCGGGGATTTGCACAGAGACGCGCTCGAAATTCAGATTACCAAGGGGTGATGCCTTAGCCATTATAATTCTCCTATAGAAAAGGGAAGGCGCGTGTCCCTAGCAACTTTACGGCGCGGTCGTTGCTCTACCGCCAGCTTTCGCTGCACGCGCCTAAATAACCTTGTTCAAGGCCCGAAGGCGTATCGAACAAGGAGCAAGTAAAACACGCAAACAAAATCAGTTATTGGTGGCATTAAGACCAGAACTGATTACCGTCTGACCCCAGTTGGCTTGCGTCACGATTGATTTCATCGCAAATTTCCAACCTATCAAACGGCGTTGCTGCAAGGGATCGGCCTGACCACCAGGAGCTACAACGTACACTCGAAGATTCTGTAGATCGGTGATTTGGTAGGCATAACGAGCCAAAGCGAAACTGTAGAACAGTTTGTTTGTGTATCCGCTTGTGGCCTGTGAAACATATGCGAAACCAGGAGCATTCGAGCGCACTACGCGCAACCCGCCTAGCACGGCAACTTCGCCTCGCCAAATGCGCTCAGGAGCGCCGAATTGGACGGAAGCCTTGAAGTCAGGGTCTTTGAGCAAACCAGCATAAACCTGGGGAGCGCACACAAAGATGTACTCGCCAGACTCAAATGGTCTGCCACCCTGGTCTTGAAGGGCCGCATCAAGTTCGATTAAGTCGTTGTAGCCGACTAAATCGCTCGCCAGCAAACTGGTATTTGCGGAACGGTTATTGGGACGATAGATGGTTGTGAGACCGTTTTTCAAAGTGTTGAACAAGAGCTGATCGTAAATTTCAGCCGCTTGTAATCCCAAGATATAAATAGTTCGCTCGACTATGTTATGTCGCGCAGTCAGCTCGGCCAAATCGGAGAGCATAACTAGCGAACCATATTGTTCAACCGTCGCAGTAAATTGATTAAAAGTTAGACCCACGGCAGAGGGTGGAATACCCTGTGTCAATTGTGTTGGGGTCGTAGGAATGGGGGTCAACTTTTCCTCGCGCACGAATTGAATCGTCAAAGACGAATTCGATGGCAAAGGGTGTTTGTCTCCCCATTGATCCAAGATAGTATTTAACTCCGCGACCTCAAGCAATCGAGCTGACATATAGTTAATGAGTTCGGCTGCGGTTGAACCAGCGTTGCCCGCTGTACCGGCGGTCACAGTGATTACGTCCGCGCAGAAACCCAAGACTACAAGCAAGAGGCCGGAGAGTTTCTTGCAAAAGTTCATTTGAACCTCTTATGCTAACGGGACAGGTCTGGAATTTGAGTCCAGAGT